TAGATGTTCCTAATTGAACAATTAAAACAGAAGTTCCACTTGTGACAACACCGCTATAGATCAGTTGAACTCTTTTTACTCCAGCAGGGATTCCAGAAAAAATAACAGACGTTCCGCTAGTTGAAGCTACAGCCGTTCCAGAGTTAATAACCCCAACAGTGCTTACATTAGATCCATCAAGCGTAATGCTCATTTGTTCGCCTCGATAGCAGCGTTAACCGGAGCCACAGACGCAACAAGGGCCGTAGTATCTGCACTGGCTGTGATCGCGCTACGAGCCGTGTTAAGCAACGCAATCCAGTCTGCATCAGTTAATATGTTGTCGAGTCCGATTGAGGTGTTCGTGAACCTGTGCTGGGCTTCGGCCTTGGCTAGTGAGTTGAGATTGGACGTTGCAATCGCTTTGGCCTTGGTGAGATCGACTGATACCGCACCGTCAGCTAGAACCCACGCATCAAAAAACGCGCTGTCATTGCCCTGTGGAAGCGTTGAATCGTCAACGATGATTGCACCCGCTGGGCAGTCTTTAGCCAGTACGTCAGCGATTGGAAGTTCGCCAGTAGGAACGCAGACCGAAACGCCATTGTTTGAGTTTTGGAATATGATTACCTGTGTCATTTGTTTGTCCTTTAATTTCCGAATACTGCGACTGATACGAATGGGCAATCTAAAACCGTACTTCCAGTGTTTATAGATTGAATTGTGGCTGCTGACGTAGTGTTAGTATTATTTTTTCCAACAATAATTGACAGGCTTGTTGTTCCTAATGTTATTTCACCAGTTCCAATAACCGCATAATTTGCATCGCTCATTGCATTGGAAAAGTTTAATACATAAGTTCCAGTCGAGCTTCTGGTAACACTGCTTATGTTGTAAGAAGATTTTATAGTTACCGTAGTTACACCATTAAAATTCACCCAAGCCAGCGCATTAGTCGTGACGCCATTACTCTGGACTTTTAAAACACCTGACCCGTCCGCAGTCGATACGAGTGCGCTAGAAGAGGTTGAAGCATTGATTGTGCATGTCATTTTGTTTTCCTACTAATTGAAGAAGGCCATAACTACATAAGGCGCATCTAATGCAACACCAGATGCGTCTGTAGTGACTAATGAATATGCTGTAGTTGATTGAGCTACCCATCTAGTCAAAGCTGAACCCGAACTAGTTTGTTGTGTTGTTGTGTTGAATGTGTAATTTGCACTTGGTAAGGCAGTGGTAAAATTTATTGTATAAGCGCCGGTTCCTGTTCGGGTAACAGAACTAACGTTAAATGAAGCTCTAATAGCCGCAGTTGTCACACCATTAAAATTCACCCACGCCCTGCAAAGCGTTCCTATCTGAGCGCCAGAGCCGTCATTAAACTGAGGGGGCGTACCTGTGGTACTGCTCTGTATCGTATCAACTAATGCTGAACCGTATGCCATATATGCCTCTTATAAAATGACCCATCTTGAGCCGGAAGAGATTGTTACCGTAACACCTGAATTTACAGTAATTGGGCCTGCGCTAGAGGCACTATACCCTGAAGCTATCGTGTACGAAGTCGCTACGGTCTTATTATTTACTGTCAACCCATTATTTGAAATCATCGCCTGCGATTGTAACTCTCCTGTACTAGGTTTGTATAGTAGGTTAGCATTGCTGGTATATACCGTTGTGGCTGTTCCAGAAGTCGCGTTAGAAAAAAGTGGGTAGACTTGGGTTGCTGTGGCAGTGTCATTAGAAATTACCGATCCGCCTACCGGAAGCCAAGATGGCGTAACTCCGGAATACCCTTCAAACTGTTTATTATCCGAGTTGTACCGAATCATACCTACTGTAGGTGATCCGGGTCTTTGTGCTGTCGTTCCTGATTGAAGCTGTGTATACCCAGTACCAGAGAATGTAACATTACTAGAAGCACTAAGTGTAGTGAATGCTCCGGTATTGGCGGCTGTCGATCCTATGGCCGGTGGGCTTGCAAAGTAATTCGTGAAACCGGCACCAGAAACTGTAGAAGAGGCGCTCAGAGTTGTGAATGCCCCCGTACCTGCGGTAGTACCGCCAATATTGAAGTTGTTAATCGTACCGGTTGTTCCGGACGTTAGCGTTATGGTACCCGCGCCTGTAGTAGTGTATGACTGATTGTTTGTAGTGGTATTAAATGTAATAGCACCCGTAGCACCAAGCGTAGTAAACGCGCCTGTATTGGCGGCTGTCGATCCTATGGCCGGAGGGGAGGCTAGATATGTACTAAATCCTGTGCCGGAAACCGTAGAAGATGCCGATAAAGTTGTAAACGCACCTGTGCCAGCAGTGGTAGCACCGATAGCCGGAGGGGAAGCTAAATATGTGCTAAAACCCGTACCAGAAACTGTAGAAGAGGCGGATATTGTTGTAAACGCACCTGTGCCAGCGGTTGTAGCACCGATATTGAAGTTATTGATGGTACCTGCGGTACCTGACGTTAGCGTTATAGTACCTGCACCCGTTGTGGTGTAAGACTGGTTGTTTGTAGTGGTATTGTGGGTTATTGCCCCCGTAGCCGTCAGGGTCGTGAAAGATCCTGTGTTAGGAGCGGTACCACCAATAGCCGGAGGGGAGGCCAAATAAGTAGAGAACCCAGTACCGGATACAGTGCTAGAAGCACTCAGAGTTGTGAACGCGCCAGAGTTAGGTGTCGTAGAGCCTATCGCCGGGGGGTAGGCCAATGTATCCGTAGATACAGCCTTTTCAGCGGGATACGTCAGGAAGACGTTCTGAGAACCAGAAGCAAAGTTGGTAAGTGATCCACCGTTAGATGAAGCAAGTACCGTTGTACGGGTGAGCGTATTTCCAGCAGAAGCATAGGTACCAACACCTACTTCCCAGTTAGCCCCGTTCTGGTCAGCGACTGCGTAGTAACACGTATTACCATTACCTACCGCAGCAGAAAATGCTTGGTATCCTGTAACTGCACCAAGTAAAGTCACTGCCCCTGTACCGGGGCTAGTGCAAGTTTCTAATACGCGGTCCGCAAGAACTAGGGCCATCTAAGCCTCCTTAAGAAGTAGCGGTCGTGCTATACGTTACCGTTACTGTGTCACCAGCCGTAGTCGTCTTAGCTGTAGAAAAAAGACCTTCACTATAGAGCACCCCCGCTGTAGAGCTTTGCGTATTCACAGCACCGGTACCCGTAACAAGGAAGCATCCATAGACTGTACCACCAGCACCTGTGATCGTATAGGTAACAGCGGTAGCCGTAGATGTCGTAATGTTAGAAGGTGTTGTACCTGTAGAAGAAGACGCGCCGAATACCGCCGTACCACGAACCGCGGAGCCACCAACCGTATAGTTAGTAAATTCAGTCCATGTATGTGAAAGCATCGTATCCGCAGCTGCAGCCGTAAAGGTGTTGCTAATAAGCCCAAGGAAAGGACCTACAACCGTATAAGCGGAACCTCTAAGGAGGGTATCCAACATGAGCTGTTTACCAACAGCTACTACAAGGTTAGGAAACGCCTCTTCCCATTTGAGGTTGCCACTCTTATCACGGCACTCGACATGATAGTACCCGGAGATACCCATCGTCTCATCACCAACGACATTAGCTTGTAGCGTAGCTACCGCATGGTCGCCAAAATTAGAAAGCTCTTTGTGCATATTAAACTCCTATATAAATCGTATGACCGCGTTAGCTGCGTCATCTGTCGGGAACGTAACTGTAAAAGAATTGGAAGCAGTTTTATCTGATCCGAAATTTAATACGCAAACAGCCGCCCCAGTAGTCGCATTGTAGATTAGTCCTCCCCTACAGGTAAACCCAGCAGGGCTCCATGTAACCGATTGAAAGGAAAGATAAGCTACCTTCGCTATGTTATCCGAGGTTACAGGAATAATGGTCAGTGCCTGACCGCCAGTAGTGTACCCCGTACCGGTTACTTCATTCAACGAAGTATATGCCGTAGTCGTATTGTCGAGATTAGCCAGCGCCGTATAAAGCGCCAACTTGTACGTATAGGGGGACGTACCTGTAAAGTTCTCTAACTGACTCAAACAGTTCTGCTTGAAGATCGTAGTAAGTCCTTGAACGATCATGGATTAACCTGCTTGATTCTGGCTTGTCCATCCCTATAACTATCGCCACGTTCAAGACCTGTTCCAAGTCTATTCAGCTGAGATAGGGCCTCGTTGTACTTCTGCTCATAGTAACTAATGAGGTCCTGTTCCTGTTTCTGGAACAGCATAGCTTCACGCATAGCTCCGTAGAAAAGCACCGGATCATAGTTATCACCAAGCCAACTCGTACCTGTCGAATTAGATACAGCACCTACTGTAACAGAGAATCCAGACCCAGATGGGCCTATAGATGCACACGCTAGGACATCACCAACTACATAAAAGTTACCACCAAAAGTGATATTGCATGCCGTTACATTCTGTCCAGTCACCGTTATATCAGCGATAGCTCCATTACCTGAGCCTCCAGACAAAGCTACGTTTTGATATATCCCGTTGGTATAGAGGGACCCCGGTATAATAGAAGTAAGCGTAGTGATTTGACCTTGTACTATCGTAGGCGGATAGTAGAAATAGTGCATCTCTACTGTATACCCGGAATTTGGGACCGGAGCCATTATATAGCTCAACTCGTTAATGTTCCCGTACTGAGACCCAAACAAAGCGTAGTATCTAGGTACACCAGATTGCCCCGGATTAGGGAACGCTTCTCGCATAAAGTTAACATCTTTATTCAAAAGATAATTATAGTTTCCGGTAGAGTCTATAACTGCCAAAGAATACGTAGCTAAGTAATCATTAGGTAACGACAGATATTGATTACCCGCGGTAAGAGTACCGGTCACATTTTTACGCAGTGCAGGAATCTGCACAGAATTATAAATACGAGTTTCCGCCTCCTGAACAAATACAGGTATGTTGGCTTCAAAGAGAGATTCTGTACTCTCGGCGTAAGCCTGTATTGTGTTATAGAGGGTTTCGTAATTCATTATTCAGCGGACCCTTCTGTAGGTGGAGAAAGTTGTGTAGCCATTTGGATCTGAATCTTAATTACCAAGTCCCTAACCCTACCATGTGGTAGTTGATCCAGTCCTAACATCACGGCATTTATTTCGTCTAGCGTTAATCCTAGCGTGAATATTTTATCACTCATCCCATTGGTCCTCGGCATTTGGTCCCCTTAGTCGCAGCACCGTGTCCACGCATAGTGACTTCACCATTTGCGTTCACATCTGTATTAGCGCCGATACTAACCACAAGAGAAGGAGACTTAGAGTTCATCTTAGCCGCAATTGGGTATCCTTCATTGCTGTACTGTTCGAAGCTAACTGTCCGTGTTGGATTAACTTCCTTAGCTCTAGCTGCGTAAGCTTCAGCGGACTTGTTATCCTTAGCCATATTAACCTCCAGATTGATTCTTAGCGCGTGCTAGATTACGCCCGAATTGTTTCATGCTCAAAGACGTTACGCCGCCTTTCCTTAGCTTAGACAGGTTAGTGCCTTTGCCGCCTTTGTGTTCTTGTGTGTCGTGCATCTTGAAGGCTTTCTTAATAAGCTTCTTGTCTTCAGCGACGTCATCATGCTTAGCCATAATAAACTCCTAACTCGTTGTAATAGTAACAGTACCAACT